CATCTGCGATACGGTAAAGCTCGTTACGGTTTTTACCACCTAGATCTGGGCGGTAAATAATTTGATCACCGTTTTGATCTTCTGAGCGTGTGCAATGAAAACAACTCTTTACCTAAACTGATCAAAGTATTGATGTATTGCTTGAACGTTTGGTTCGCTAACCTTGAGCCTTTAACTTTAAAGAACCATCTTTTTGACGGTTATTTGCCGTAAGTAACAGGTGGGTTTTAATGCATTCAAGCATTGCACCCACGGTATCAATGACTACGGTTTTATAGGGTGCTAAGTCCTGCGGCGTAAGGTTTGCAACATCACTCCATTGTTGAACCTGTACAACAGCACCACGACGTAATTCACCAGTACGGTGAGCACCACGGTCAAAGTCAAAAGAAATTGCTTTTTCCGCAGTAAAGCCCATTGATGATTTACCTAAACCCGGATCAGCGTATAGGTACACAATAATTGCTTGAACCAATAAAGTTTGGTCAGCAGTAATAATCGGTAGAGCCATTTTTCTTATCCTCATCTAGAGCCGGTGAAGCCGCGTTTTTGCTTGTAAGCCTTGCGGTCACGGAAAGGGATATTTGTTTCACGCAGTTTTATAGCGAGCTGCTTTCTGCGTTGGAAGTCGATTTCTTGTGTGAGTTCTTTCCAAACTTTTGGATAGTCGGTTTTGAACTTTTTAACGTCCAAAGGCGTCTTAACGGAGTTCTTCACTTTATAAAGAACTGAGCCATTAGCATTAGATGCGTACACTTGCCAGCCAATGCGAACTGAATACAGCCCTTTATCATCACGGCCTAAAAATGACTTGTAGCCGTCGGGGTGTTTTTTGAAATTAGTCATCTTTAAGCCTCCACCAACTTGTTACGTTCGATGAAGCCTTTTAGAAGGTCATTGATGTTGCGGATGTCTTCAAATTCGGTGAAATCGTTATATGACTTACCGTTAACATCAGTAATTTCATTTACTGTGAGTTGAGTAATATCAACAGCGGTAAATTCAGAACCCGGAACGCCGTAACTGTCTGGATGAGCTTCAAAATCAAAGCTAACGTTTAAACGGAAGCTATCTAATTTAATTACAGCAACCCAGAATGTTACCTGTGATTTTGCGGTAACACCGTAAGTACTTGGTTGAGTTTAGGGTAAAAGAGAGGGCTCTTTTGTTGGAAAGCTGGTGCAATTGGCAAGCAACTAAAGAACCACCGAGATTGCAAGAGCAGCCATGCTGACAAATGCAAATGAGTTGAAAGGGGTAGCTTTTACGTTCATAATTGATCTCGCAGTTTGCAAAAGCACATCGGAAGGTAAGAGAGTCGATGTGCTTTTTTGTTGTCTACGAGATTTATATTAACTATGGTTAATTTTTTAGTCAAGAGAAAAGTTAACAATGGTTAATCTTTTTATTAACTATAATTCATGCTTTAATAGACAAAAGAAAACCCAACTATCAAAGGTGATAGAAATGAGTCTAGGCGAAGAAATGTTTGAATGGCGCAAGCAGATGGTTGAGAAACTACTGCTTCAGGAAAGTAATATTGATCAACTAGAAGAAAAAGTTGATCGTGCTGAAAAGATTCTTTTTGGTGATTGCACAGCCGCTTTCAAAATAGAGTGCACGCTTCGGAACGCGTATGCGCTGAAAGCTATTCTTGATGACTTTGCCACCAAGAATAACTGCAAGGTAAGTATAGTAGAGTGTGAGTAATCAGGGTTAGCTCATTCCTGAAATGGGTTTTGATGTGGCTTTAGGCTTTGGCTTAAGTTCTTTTAAAGCTTCTTCTACCGCTTTCAGTGATTCCTGGTAGGTTTTAACCCAAAGATCAGCACTTTTTATATTGATGGTTGAAGGATCAGTATCAGCAATGGTTGCCTTAGTAAGCTCTAACGCTAGAGCTTCTATGATTTCAGTTTTCATATTTTCTCCGATATTAATGGTTATTTAAGATCAATGTTGGCACAAAGTCTTAATCCCATAATATCAGGGAAAATTTGAATATATTAAAAAAGAAAACCCACCGTGGTGGTGGGTAGATTAGATGAATTGGATCGCTTTTTACTTATTGCTCAATACTTTTGCTTTTGCCTCTCTTGATTCTTTGCGATCTTTTAATGTTTTTTCAAGCAAAGAGATTTCTCTTAAGTCAGACCAAGCTAAGAAGAAGCTAAAAATTGAGGTGAGTCCAACAGAAAGTATTAGAGCTAAAAGATGCTTAGCTGAAAGTAAGCCTAATAAATTAAGTATATACATACTAAAAACAAGAATAATAAAAAGCATAGCCACATATAAAGATGACTTACTTCTTATGTCCACAGTTGAAGTCAACCTATCTCGTTCTGACTGATTTAAACCATCAAGCTTTAATGCATCGAGCATACCTTTATAAGCCAAATAAATTTGACTTAAAGGGAGAAGCAGTACAAATGAAAATTGAACCAGATTTATTGTAATATTTAACTCTAAATATTTAAAAATTATTGAAAATATAGCAAACAGACCGACTAACACTAGTGCGATAAATCTAGCATTATTGTAGAAGGGTAAGTAGCGTTTAGCCATATTAGTCACCAAAATTTATATTGGTAGTCATCCAATTATACAATTGAACTTTTAGGCCGTCGTTATAAACTTTATTATTGATTGTTTCAACTGAAATCTTGCCGCTCATTTTTAGATTATCAGCCGTAACCTTGGTCCCATCCTCAAGAGTAATAACATAATCATCATTATGTCGCATGGATGAAGCTACAGTATCAATAACTTTTTGCCCACTTTTTGAGGTTTTGCGGTTGTATGTAAGTGTTAATTTTAACTTTAGGTTTGCGTCATCAAGCCCATCCTCTAGTTTTAAATTTTCTAAATCAACTCCAAAAGCTGACTTAAGCACATCAACCACATTATCTTCAATTTTATAGTCAATTTTCGCAGGTATGCTTGATTCGACAGTATGAACAGGTTGAAGTTCTGTTGACCCAATGCCAGATGAGATTGAAATAGTTTTAGCTGGAGTTGATTCAAGCTTTTGCTTAACAGTGGGATTTGGAGCATCTTTTAATATTAATGCACTATTCTCTGGCAATGCTTTGGCTGCTTCACCCAAAAGCCAGCCCAAATATGACTCCAAGGTTCTAGCGGTAAGTGATCTTGATTGAATGATTGCGACATGGTTATCAATAACACCAAAGTAAAGAACACTATCAATAAACTCTTTTCTTACAACCTCTGTAGCGTCAACGCCATCTTCATCATCTGGCAGATCATCTGTTAAATAGGTTTTAATGGGAAATTCAGTAGCATCATCACTGTCTATCTTTAATACAGCCTGAGCTTTGCCTGACTCAACAATAATCAACTCGCCAAAGAACATGCTTTGGTGTGAACTAGCATGATTAATTAGAATAAAATCATCTTTTGTTGCGGAGACAAATTGTTGACGATTTATGGCTTTATAGTAAAAAGAATCCTTATCCAGCAATTGTGCTTTTAGTAATTGACCTAGATTGGCGCCTTTTAGAAAATCTACTTTTTTGTAGTGTACTGTTTTGTCTTTTACTACTGTTTTACTCATTATTTCCTCCTCCCGAATCGCTCTAAAGTACTGTGTCGGGTTCACAACTTATTAATCTTTGGTGTTGTTAATTTTCTGCCCAAGCTTTCCTTCTTTTACCAACTGCACTACTTGTTCATTTGTAAGGACTGGAATAAAGACTTTATCACCAATGTCCTTTGAGAGGATCTTCACTTCTTCGGCTGTTAGCACCAAAGCTTCACCATGTTTCGCAGCATCATTGATGCGAGCAATAATCTGGTTGATTGGTCGTTTTGAATTGTCCATAAGTCTTCCTGTGATTAATGCGAATAAGGATGTTCTTGTCTGTGCTGACTTGGCGGCACGATATCTGTAATAGCGGTAATACTTTCAACTTCGTCCATTTCAAAGAAAAATCGCTCACCACCATTCACAGAAAGCAAACTTAAAACCCCACCATTGATGCCGACAAATTCTTTAATTGTGCATCTTCCATCCTTCAAGCACACCTGAACAAACTCATTCGGCACAAGCTCTGCATCAGGGTCGCATACAACATACCAGCCATTACGAATTGCTGGAAACATTGAGTCGCCAGTGCCTTTAATGCCATAGGCTCTTGGTCCTGCTGAGTGAGTTGGAACATACCCATCTCCAGCATTGCCTTCATAACCCATATCTGTGAAATAGCCATCCATGCCCATCTTGGAGTAAGCCTTAACAGGAACATATCTTTTTTGGGTGGGGAATGATTTAACAGGTGTTTCAAGAAATTTAACAGCATCTTCGCTATCGGGAATATTGTATTTTTTCTTAAAAGCTTCGATATCCAGAACTTTCAATTGTGTAACAGTGCTATCCAACTTAGGGCCGCTTTCATCTCCATTAGTTATATATGAAGTCGACACTCCGAAATAAGCGGCCATTTTGCTTAATGGGTCTGCTTTAGGAGCATAAGCATCTTTCTCCCAACCAGTGACATTGGGCGCACTAACTCCGGCGATTTTTGCCAACTCGCCTTGGGTTAATTTCTTTTCTCTTCGTAAGGCGCGAATACGCTGACCCATAGTTTCTAGATTCTTCATATAAGTTATCTTACATCTTGCAAAAATAAGTTATCTTTGTTTTAATACTAAGAAATCTTATTTTTGAGGTTGCACAAATGACCAAACAGGAAGCTTATGAGTTGCTTGGTGTCAATGGTGTTGGCTTAGCAAAGTTATTAGGAATTGAGCCACCTGCTGTTTACCAGTGGCCAAATGAAAAGATTCCTTTAGCTCGCGAATACCAAATCAGAGATTTGGCAAATGGCAAAGAACCAATCAAACGAACTACTTCAAATGCTTAGGACCTAACCATGAGCAAATTATCAGTTGATATATCTGCAAGCGCCAGAAATGGCGTATCCCGCATATTGCATGGTCTTGATATAAGCAATCAAAAAGAGATTGCTGAACAATTAAAAGTTGATCCAAGCACTATTACTCGGCTTAAAACGGATAAGAAAAACAATGGCTTGAATGAAATTGAAATGTTTTGCGAGCTATTGAGTTTACTTGGTTTAAAAGTCGTTCCTAAAGATTATCAGAGCATTGATAAAGAACGTGTTGCTGCACTTTTAGTTATGTCTAAAAGCTGGATGAACCGTATAGAAACGGTGGATGACTTATTTCATGACGAAATCAGTGGTCAAAAAGAAAAGCTTGGATATTAAAAAACCACTACCTGCTGTAACAGGAGTGGTTAGGCATTCAATTGAGGTGGATCAAATGAACACAAACAATTTATCAGAACAACCAATCGAACTCAACTCACCAGATTTTTTAATAGGTGACGTTGTAGTGCTTACTAAAGAGTGCCGTACTTTCAAATCAAATGATTTGTTTGAAGTTAAAAACAAAACTTTGACTAGTTTATGGACCATCAAATCAGAGAATCATTTGATTCTAGTTTCTTCAAAAGAAATCCGCACAGCAACAGTTGCTGAACTTAACGCCAAACGCCGACTAACAAGCGCTGAGCAAGCATTAGCGGAGGTGTCATGAACAGCTTTACACAGCAAATCAAAGATTCTCGTCAGCAAAGTGAAATCCAATCTTTTTACGAGCCTGCATTGCGAGTGCTTGGGCACCTATTTGAGGTGAAAAAGCAAAATTTACGTAACAAAGGTTATGACGAAAATAATGCGGCGGTAACCAAAGTTGAATTTTCAGAGGCTATGGCTCGTCAATTTCGCATAACGCAGTGGTTAGCACAACAGATTGTAACCAGCTTAACCAAAGCGTGTTTGGTTGATTCGTTTGGTGGCTATGTTAAGCCAAAGGATGGTGAAAAGTGAGATATGCAGCAAGAAGAAAACAGGATATTTCCGTTTCCACCACACCGCTAGAGGTGGTAATTCCACTGGAACAACCAGTAAAGATCTATTCGGCTAAAGAATTAGCAGCCATGCCGCTTTCAGTTATGAATGCCGCAATTGAGGCTCAGGAAAGATTTTATCAACTTGAAGAATTAACCCATATGGGGGGGCAGGCTATAGCAGTTCGCCGTCTCATGGAGGATGGGCACAAACTAATTCAGGTGAAAGAAAAGTCTCGTATTCGCTACAAAATCAACAACGAATTTATTCCTCCAAGAATTATTCGTCAGTTGGAAATGCGCGGATTAGTGAAGCTTGGAAGGGGTAAGTAATGACTATTATCGCCTCTTCAAAGCCCCTTCGAACACCCTTTAAAGGAGATAAATAACCATGCGTGACTATGGGAAAGTCTCACCACATTTCTGGACGGGAACTACGGGCAAAAAGCTTCGTCAAACACATGAAGGCTTAATTGTCGCTATGTATTTAATGACAAGCCCTCACGCGAACATGCTTGGCTTGTATTACATGCCCCTTTTATATGTTGCTCATGAAACTGGATTGGGCTTTGAAGGGGCTTCTAAGGGGCTTCAAAGAGCCTGTGAAGCGGGGTTTTGTAGCTATGACGAAGCCACGGAGACAGTCTGGGTGCACGAGATGGCACGTTTTCAAGTAGCTGAGTCATTAAAGCCAGCCGATAACCGCTGTAAGAACGTGCAAAAAGAGTATGATTCATTGCCGTCAAGCCCTTATTTATCAAGCTTTTTCGATAAATATGCACAAGCATTTTGTATGACTCAAAAGCGTGGCGAAAACGCCAAAATAGATAGCCCCTTACAAGCCCCTTCAAAGCCCCTTCGAAGCCAGGAACAGGAACAGGAGCAGGAGCAGGAACAAGAAAATACTCACACACAAAACGCGGTTGAAAATTTTTCAGCGGCCGAGGAGTCTTGGAAACCAAATCGTGAACTATTGCTGAATGTTCTTAGGACTTCACAAGTGGGTACACAAGCAGAGCAGGTTTTAAAAATGCCAAATTATGAATTTCATCTTGGCAACTTCAATGCTCACTGGGAAAACAAAATTGATCTCACGGAAAACCAACGAACTCGAAAGTTTGCAACTTGGTTAATTCAGGAATTCACAAAGTCGATAAGACCTAAAAAACAAAACTCACCAATGAAAACTGCACCAGCAAGAGACGTAAACAGTGCTTGGGGTGATGCAAAACAGTATGCACCAGCCACAGATGATATCGATGTAGGGGAGATGCTATGAATGCATTGAGCAAACAATTCAAAACTGAGCTGGTACAAACTAATCAGTTTTGCCCTAAACACAATGAGTTAATGGTTTTACTAATTGGTCGTCCAGTTTGCCAAACATGTGCAAATGAAGCGTATGTGAAATCACAAATTGAACACGCACACCAAGTCAACCTTATGGTACGCGAGAAATATTTTGCCGGAGCAAAACTCCCTGAGCGCCACAAGGAAAGCGGATTTAAAAATTATGTGGTGAGTATTGATCCGCAGAAAGAAGCTAAAGCTGCTTGCCATAAATTTGTTCAAGATTTTAATTCAGGGAAGAAGCGCAATCTGATTATGGTTGGGCGTACAGGAACAGGCAAAACCCATCTTGCATGTGCTATTGCTCGTAACGTTTTAGACAAGCGGAGTTATGTTCGTTACGTCACCTCAGAAGACATGGCAAATGAAATTGCCACTGCATGGACAAAGCCCGATGACAATGAAGCAAATGCAATATTTCGCTTCACGGACTGTGATTTATTGATATTGGATGAATACGGTTTGCACGACCAACACGAGAGTCGATTGCAGCTCGTTCATAAAGTTTTATATGCACGTTATGACGGAAAAAAGCCGACAGTTTTAATTTCAAACATGACGCTTGAATCTACAGAAAAGGCGCAAGGTTTGAAGGAAAACTTAGGGGACCGTTTATGGTCTCGGTTTCAACATGATGGTTTGACAGTAGTTGAGTGTGACTGGGATGACTTGCGTTTTGGTGGGGCAGGATCATGACTAAATTCGAGATTTTAAGCTGTGGCTTACTCATTTCGTGTGTAACAGCAGTACTTTGCGGTGCGGTGGTTTTGTGGTGGTTGGCGCGTAAAGAGCTAGATGAGAAAGGAGCCAGCCATGAAAGCAACTAAATTGATTAGAGATAAAGGACTGCAATACGCGAAGGAAATCGTAGATTCAGCACCCGATAACGCAACTGAATGGAACGAGGGTTATGAGTTCCAATGTGGTCAAAGTGTAGAAATCAGCCCAGCAGATCGTGAGAAGTATTTTGTAGATTTGGTTGAGCTTAAACGTCTGGTGGAGTCTTTGAAAATCATCAACGATTTAGGTGGAGTTGAGAAGCTAACGCCTGCATTCATTACGACAGATAAGCATGTTGGTTACACGCATGTTCGCATGGTGGGAAATGGGAGATTGAGCTTTCTTGATGATTTTTGCGACTTCATTCCAGATGGTTCCATTTCAATTAAGCGTGTGATGACTGCTATCCGCGACCACGAATCAATATACGGAGGCGGTGAATCTCATGCCAACTAGATATAACACAGGCGAGTATAGCTACGATCTTGAATATCACTATGGAGATATGTCAGCAAGCATGGAGATGCTTAGAGCACGTTTAATTGAATTGTTGACTCCTCATCTGTCTGGCCGTTATGTGAAATGGAGAGAAGCATATTTCAAATGGTTTACAAAGTGCGGCGGGGATTCGGGGTGGATGTTTTGTGTAGGTCCACACGAATTTCATATTGATGGGGCGTTAAGGCGCTATTACTCAGGTTCTATTGATATTACCTACAACCAGAAAGATCGATATTTCTTGGTGGGTGAGAAAAAGAAAGTCAAATGTAAGGCTTGTAAGGGGTTTGGCTTCATTCGAGATGATGGGTGGGGGCATATAGATAAATGTGAAATGTGTGATGCAGAAAAAGGAGCCAGCCATGAGTGAGTTTGAGGGTAAATCTGGAAAGTGGGCTTGGGAGATTCAAAAAGAACAACAAGCGAAAGTGGAGGAGCTGCAAAAGCGTTTAGATGGGGCATTAAAAGAGACTCAATATGCTTTGCAGTATGTTGAAGAAGACATGCGCGGCAATCATGAATTTCTACAAATGGCAATGATTCGAACCCTTAAAGCTATAGAGCAAGTGCTCAAAGGTGGTGCTTGATGTCATCAGTCAGCATTGCTGAATACCGCAAGTTATTTCCCATAAAGAAAAATAAAAAGCGGCGTTCAGCAAAGCAAGTTGCTAGACAACCAAGTGTGGGTGAAATGGTACTGGCAACGCATTTAAGAGCGTGCAAGATTGGTTTTGAACAGGAATATAAATTCCATCCAACACGTAAATGGAGAGCAGATTTTTTAATAACGGGTACAAAGATTTTGATTGAGGTAGAAGGTGGTATCTGGAGCGGAGGCCGTCACACAAGAGGCAAGGGCTATTTAGGGGATATGGAGAAATACAACTCCGCAGCAATGATGGGTTTTACAGTTTTACGGTTCAGTACAGAGCAAGTTAAGTCCGGTATGGCATTAAAGCAAATTGAATTATTAATTAAGGGTAAATAGGAAGGCGATTATGCTAGTTGAAAAGTTTGATTTTATTGAGTTACTTCGCCTTGCTATTGCTCAAAGCGAAGGTAAAGGAAAAATTACTAAGCATGTTGTTTTGGGAGAAATTGCCTTATTGCCTGCAGGTGCAAAAAAATGGGCAGAATTACTGCTTGAACGTGTTGATTTTGAGCGCATTGCAGAAATCACAGAAACAAAGAAAATTTATGAGACCAGGATAATTAATGGTAAGGAATCAAAAAAGCGTATTGGTGAAATACCGGGTAAAGTTGAAATAAAAAAAGGGGAGATTAACTCAGCTGATTTTTTCCGCGTTAGAAACGTACTGGCGGGTAAGATCCATCGTGAAATGATCAAAAAGAACTTTAAGCCAAATAATTGTCAGGGCGATTTATCAAATGTGGCCAAAGGTATTGCTGAGGTTGTTTTGCGTGGGCGATTATTTACAAAGGCAATGTGTGGCCATTGCCAGGGATTAGGCAAATTGGAGTTATTCAATGAAAAGGGATATCCAAACGGCTCTAAATTTTGTGATAAATGTGGTGGTACGGGGAAACGCCCTTATACATTGCATGAAAAAATCACGATCGCAAAATTAAAAGTATCTAAATCTGGATATTCTGAGCGCTATGAACCATACGAGTTAATTGCTGAAGCATGTATAGAGAATTGGGAAAACAGTATTAGAACAAGCTTGGCTAGATCGTTTCATTTTGAATCAGAAGAAATCACCCTTGCTTGACATAAACAGAACGGTTGAGTATAAGTATTTCTAAAATGGGCGCTTTATACATGGATCGCCAGAAAAATTTAATAGAAGCTCACTAATTTTAGTGGGCTTTTTGCGTATCTAGAGCATTGAAAATGGAAAACACCTGGCATGCTGACCAAGAAAAACCAGAATTACGGCCAGATGAAAAACCTTTGAATTGCCCATTTTGTGGATCTGATTCAATTTGTACGGATTCTTCACATTATGGAAAACCAGATGAAGACGGCTCTATAGCGTGGGATGCTTTCACATGGTGTCATGATTGTGGATCAAAAGGCCCTAGTGCTTGGGCGATGATCGCTTGGGATGAAAATTTTCATTACGACACTGTTTATGAAGAAAGATCAATTGTTAATTATGCTATTCGCCAGTGGAATACACGCAAATAAGATTTTTAATCTCGTGAGGGGTGTTTTATAAGCACACCTCTCTTTTAGCCGGACGGATTACGGCGCAAACGGCCCCGCTACATACTAGTTATTGGCGGGGCTTTTTCTTTTTGGAGTATGTATGACTGAATTTCAAAAAATTACGCATGAGATTAGACAGCTCCAAGTAGAGTTAAATCATTTGGGAAGCTGTACAACGAAAGGATTATCTACAGAACAGATCGCTCAATTAGATGAGCGATTTTTTTTAGCCATAGCAAAGCAAAACAAATTAATTGCACGGCTCAACAACAAGCCTGAGGGCTTCTTTTAAGGGGCTAGGGCATGGATGGTAAAGATTATTTTTGGCTTACTCGGAAAAAAGAACCTAAAACCAAACCCAAATCCAGACCACTGCCTAAGGCGAAGCAAAAATATCTCGAGGCTGAGGCAACACTTAAGGAAGAACTTGAGGATTTGGCGATTGGTTTTGAAAGTAAGTTTCAACCGATCCATACCAAACACTGGCGCTTTGATTTTCATATTGTGAAATTGCGTTTGCTCATTGAAATTGAGGGTGGTCCCTGGTCTGGTGGGCGTGGTGGAAAGCTGTCAAATAAAGCATGGAGTCTTGATCGATATGATCATGCTGAAGAGATGGGTTACAAAATAGAGCGCTTTCATCCAGATTCTATTTTGTCGGGATATGTCATCAACTGGATAAAAAGTGAATTAGCGAGAATTGAAGATGGAGCAGATCAGACCATTTCCACCGACTGATTTTATTGATCAAGCAGATGAAGAAGAAGCAATTAGACTAACACCAGCACCAGATCTAAAAAAATGGGTTGTTGCTAATTACTTAACTATTGGTGGACCTCTTTATAACCCCGATCATGATCACATAGGTGAACTGCTTCACGATAATGAAGAATTTTTAGCATTCGCGTGGGCCTCTTCTGCATATAAAAGCAAGCAAGCTATGGTGTTGGGCCAGTGCGAAAAAGTCATGTTCAATGTCGGTGGCTGGCGTAAAGCTCGACAAGAGCAACAGATGCGAGACTGGTTTGGTTTTGTACCTACATATTTAATAACGGTCGATGCATCTTTCTGTGAGCGTGCAAACGATACAGAGTTCTGTTACTTGCTTGAACATGAGCTTTATCACATTGGTGTGATGAAGGACGAAGACGGCGAAATCATTTATAGCGATAGTACGGGGCTGCCTAAGCATTACTTAGCTGGTCATGATGTAGAAGAATTTGTTGGCGTGGTTAAACGGTGGGGGGCTAGTCAAAGCGTTAAACGTATTGTTGAAGCTGCAAAAAATCCGCCGTTTGTTTCGAATCTTGATATTTCAAGATGCTGCGGAAATTGTGTAATCAATTGAGCCTTTTGGCTCTTTTTTTTGTCCTGTTTGCTGTACGTAGCTGTACGAAGGGGAATTTATGGCAGCACTAAAAGAGCCTGTG